CGGCCGCCCTGGTCACCCTGTTCGCCGCCGCCGCCAGCGGCGCCGCGCAGGCCTCGGGCAGCGCCAACCTGACTGGCGGCGCGCCGGGATCGATTGCCGCTTTCGGGTCGGCGCAGGCCTATGGCAGCGCCACCCTGAGCGTCAGTGTCGCCGTCGCCGCCAGCGGCGCGGCGGTTGCCGGCGGATCGGCCAGCTTCACGGAGACCGTGCTGCTCAGCGCCGCCGGCTTCGTCCAGGCCGTCGGCGCCGGCCAGTTACGGGTCGACGTCGCGCTGAGCGGAGTCGGGCACGGCGAGGCCTCTGGCGCCGCCACGCTGACCAATCTCGGCATTGCGGTCGCCCTGCCGCCGGGCGGGCCCCAGATGCTGCGCAAAACGGAAGGAGAACGGCCCGCCATGGTCGGCGGCCGGCGCCCATCGCACTATCACGGATCGCGGCCGGCAATGATCGCCGGCCGCCGTCCATCGAACACATCGAGCGGCCGCCGGCCGCGCTGAACAGGAACCTCATGTCCTTCAAGCTCATCACCGCTCCGGTTGTCGAACCAGTCAGCCTGGCCGAGGCCAAGCTGCACTGCAAGGTCGACGGCACCGATGACGACACGCGCCTGGCGATCCTCATCAGCGCCGCCCGGTCGCTCGCCGAGCAGATCACCTGCCGCGCCTTCGCGCCGCAGACGTGGGAGCTCGTCCTCGACGAATTCCCCGAGGCCTTCGTGCTGCAGCATGCGCCGATCGTCAGCATCACCTCGCTCAAGTACATCGACACCGCCGGCGTCGAGCGCACCGTCGATCCGTCGTATTACACGCTCGACCTCGAGTCGAACCCCGGCTACCTGGTCCCCGCCTACGGCTACCAGTGGCCAGCCACGCAGCAGACGATCAACGCCGTCCGTGTCCGCTACGCCTGCGGCCACGCCACCGCAGATCCCGCGCTGGCGGCGCTGAAGATGTGGATGCTGCTCGCCGTCGCCACCTGGTACAAACAGGCGGAAGCCACCCTCGCCGAAAAGACCGGCACGCTGCCGCGCACCTACTGCGACGGCCTGCTCGATGAATACAGGGTGTACGCATGATCGGCGCCGGCGACCTCAACCGGCGGATTGTCATCCGGCCGTGGAGCGACGTGCCGAACGGCGCATTCGGTCTCGACCATACCTTCGCTGCCGGCCTCACCCGCTGGGCGAAGCATGAGCCGGTGCACGGCCTGGCGATCCGCGCCGGCATGCAGACCGGCGAAGCGCCGACCGACCTGTTCTTTGTCCGCTACGGCAGCGGAACCACGCCGCCTGACATTACCGGCGCCCATGTCGTCGAATTCGCCAGCCACCGTTACCGCGTCATCGACACCATCGACGTCGACGGCGACCACGAATTTACCCGCATCACCACCAAGGATCTGGGAGCGCTCTGATGGACCGCGAAAAAAGCTCCAGCATGTCGAACGGCTTCGAGATCAGCGCCGGTCTCGAATTTCATAAGACGATCGATTACGACCGCCGCGGCATGCGTCGCGCCCTCAACCGGGGCGCCGCCGAAGTGCGCAAGGAAGCCCGCCGCCTGGTCGCCCGCCGCGCGGTTTCAGCTGCCGGAGAATTTCCCGGTGTTGACAGCGGCACCCTGCGCCGCGGCATCGGCATCGTCAAGCGCGGCAGCAAGGGCGGCTGGGTCAAGATCGGCGTCCGCAAAATCGCCGGCATGGACGACTTCTACCCGGCCTTCCTGTTTTACGGCAGCCCGAAGAGACACCTGGCACAGCGCGCCAACTACATCACCGCCGCGCTTGACAACAAGCGCGAAACAGTTCGCTCGAACATCCGCACCGCCCTCAAAGACTGTCTGGTGCCGCGATGAATCTGGCCACCATCATCGAAGCCCTGCGCGCCCGCTGCCCCGGCTTCTCCAACCGCATCGCCGGCGCCGCCCAGTTCAAGCTGCTTCCGGAATCCGCCGCGCTCGCCGTGCCCTGCGCCTTCGTCGTCCCGCTCGACGACAACCCGACCGACAGCCAGAGCCAGAACAGCGTCCGCCAGGGGCTGACCGACAGCTTCGCCGTCATCGTCGCCCTCGACAATACCGGCGACGAGCGTGGGCAGGCCGCCGCCACCAGCGTGCACAGCACGCGCGCTACGCTGTGGTCCGCGCTGCTCGGCTGGTCACCGGCCATCGACTACGACGGCATCATCTACGAAGGCGGCACCCTGCTGCAGCTTGACCGCGCCCGTTGCTGGTATCAGTTCGAATTCAGCGCCCTGATGGAAATCGGCCCGGAAGACGGATGGCAGGGCATCGAGCTCGCCGCGCTGCCGCACTTCGACGGCGCCACGATCAACGTCGACCAGATCGACCCGGCCGCCGATCCGAACCTGCAGTATCCCGGCCCGGACGGCCGCATAGAAGTTACGTTCAAGTCGCCGCAGACCGGAAATCTGCCCGGAGCGAAAACCGTTTTCACCACCGACCCGCCCCGGCGGGTTTTTTCATGCCCAAGGAGACTCTCCATGTACGTCAAGCCCATCGCAGGCCGGCAAGTTCCGGACCCTGAGCGCGGCGACCTTCTGCCCGCCGAGGGCCGAAACGTCGAGCCGACGCAATTCTGGCAACGCCGCCTCGCCGATGGCGACGTGGTCGAGGTTGCCCCCGAAACCGCGGCCGCCCAGGCCGGCAAAGCAAAGGAGTAAATCATGGCTGTCTCCTTCAACTACATTCCGTCGAACATCCGCGTCCCGCTGTTCTATGCCGAAATGGACAACACTCAGGCCGGCTACTTCACCCAGAACAAGCGCACGCTGCTGATCGGCCAGAAGATCGTCGCCGGAACCGCCGTGGCGAACACCCCGTACCTGGTCAGTACGACCGACATGGCAAAGACCCTATTCGGGCGCGGCTCCATGCTCGACCGCATGCACGGAATGTACCGCCAGCAAGACAGCTTCGGCGAGGTCTGGTGCATCGCCGTTGCCGATGCCGGCGGCGGCACCAATGCCACCGGCACCATCACCGTCGGCGGCCCGGCCACGGCGGCTGGCACCATCAACCTCTACATCGCCGGCCAGCGTGTCCAGGTTGCCGTCTCCTCGGGCGATGCCTCGACCGCCATCGCTACCGCGATCAACGCGGCGATCAACGCGGCGACCGATCTGCCGATCACCAGCACCGTCGCCACCAGCGTCGTGACGATGACCTGCCGCTGGAAGGGCGCCACCGGCAACGATATCGCCGTCTCCGACAGCTTCCGCGGCTGGGCCGGCGGTGAAGCGCTGCCGACGGGCGTCACGCTCACCTACACCGGATCGGGATTCCTGACCACCGGCGCCACCAACCCGACGCTGGCCGGCAACGCCATCACCGCGATGGGAGACGACGAATACGACTACGTCATCCACCCCTACAACGACAGCACCAACCTCGACGCCTTCGTCACCGAGTACAACGACGCCGTCGGTCGCTGGGCATGGTCGCGTCAGGTCTATGGCCACTGCTACAGCGCCCTGCGCGGCGCCCTCGGCGCGCTCGTCACCGCTGGCGGCCTGCGCAACGATCCGCACCACACTATCGCCGGCATTGATGTCGATTGCCCGAACCCGGTATGGGAATACGCGGCGGCTTACGGCGGCGCCAATGCCGTCTGCCTCAACGTCGATGTCGCCCGCCCGACGCAGACCACCGCGCTCACCGGAATCATCGCCCCGCGCGCCGGCAAGCGCTTCCTGCTTACCGAAAGGCAATCGTTGCTCAACACCGGCATCGCCACCAGCTACGTCGCCGGCGGCCTGCTGCGGGTGGAGCGGGCAATTACGACCTACCAGAAAAACACCTGGAGTCAGCCCGACCCCAGCTATCTGGACAGCGAAACCCTGCACCAGTCGGCGTACATCATCCGCTACCTGCGCAACCGCATCACGCAGAAGTACCCGCGGCACAAGCTGGCCAACGACGGCACCCGCTTCGGTGCCGGCCAGGCCATCGTTACCCCCAACGTGATTCGCGGCGAACTGCTGGCCGCCTACAGCGACATGGAGCTTGACGGCATCGTCGAAAACGCCAAGGCCTTCGCTGCCGCGCTGATCGTCGAACGCGACACCAACAACCCCAACCGGGTCAACGTGCTGCTGCCTCCAGATTATGTCAATCAATTAAGGGTATTTGCCCTGCTCAACCAGTTCAGGCTCAATTATTCCGCAAGTGCCTGATCTGGCTATCAAGCGCTGCTGCCGTTGCGGGAATGAGCATCCTGCAACGGCTGAATTCTTCGGAAAATCAAAGCGCGACGGCATGTTTGCTCAATGCAAGCAATGTCGTCGCGGTGCGTATCACGGCGCTGCGATGGAGAAGCGTAAGGAGAAATATGCATCAGATCCTAAGTTCCGAGAGCTGGCGCTTTCATCTTCAAACGCTGCCTATCACAAGAACCGAGATGAGTACCTTGAGAAACAGCGCAGATATTCTTCCAAGCCGGAAAACATCGAGAAAGCGAGACAAAGATCGCGTCAGTGGCAAATAGAAAACCCGGACCGTGTTCGCGTAAATATCGAAAACAGACGGGCAAGGCTAGCCAATGCTCCAGGGTTTTATTCGGAGCAAGATGTTATTGAAATGCTGAATAGACAAGGCCGTAAGTGTCATTACTGCGGCTGTGATGTAAGCAGCGGAAAGCACACCGTTGACCATTCAATCCCCATATCTCGAGGCGGGTCGAACTGGCCAGAAAACCTTGTTGTTTCGTGTGCGAGATGCAATGCAATTAAAGGCGTGAAGACGCCGCCCGAGTTCTATGAATATTTGATCAAAAGGAGCCAAAAATGGCAAAGCGCGTAGCTGGAATTTGTTATGTGAAAGTGGATGGCGAACAACTGGAAGTCTCGGGCGGCATCGAGTGCCCGATTGTCGACATCAAGCGCGAGACCGTCATGGGCCTCAACGGACCGGCAGGGATCAAGGAAACCGCGCTTGAACCCTTCGTCAAGGTTAGCACCATCTTCATGCCGTCCTTCCCGCTCGCCACGCTGCAGAGCAACACGGAAATGACGATCACCGCCGAATATCCGAACGGCAAGGTCTACACCCTGTCCGGCGCCTTCCTCAAGGGCGAGCCGGCGGCAAAGGGCGAAGACGGCACGATAGAACTCGAATTCGGCGGTAAAAAGGGAATCTGGAATTGACCGCCGTCACCGTCCCCCTGAGCAAGCCGGTCACCGCGCACGGCGAGGAGGTCGGCGAACTCGCCTTCCGTGAGCCGCTGACCAAGGACGTGATCGAACTCGGCCTTCCGACCCTGATCGTCGTCGGAGACGACGGAGGCAGCGGCGTCGAGGTGCGGACCAAGGTCGTCGCCCGCTATATCAGCCGCCTTGCCGCCGTGCCGATGAGCACGGTCGAAGCGCTCGCCCTGAAAGACTACAACGCCGCCAGCGCGGCGGTGATCGGTTTTTTCGGGACGGGCGATGGCGAAGCGGCGCCGAACTGACCGATCGCGTCTTCGAAGTCGCCTACTTCTGGCGGGCCAGCCCCGCCACCGTGCTCGCCCTGCCGCTCCCGGAGTATCAACTCTGGGAGCGCCAGGCCGAACGCCTCGCTGAAAAAATGCAGCCCAACGACGAGTAATCACGATGTCCGACAAATGGCAACTGAAAGCGGTCCTCTCTGCCAATTCGGCGGGGATGATCAAGGCCCTGACCGAAGCGGGCAAGGTCGCCAAGACGACGCGCAAGTACCTGCTCGACGTCGGCAAGGCCGCCGGCAACTTCACCGGCCGCATCGGCCTGCCGGTCTCGCTGCTCTCCGGCCTCGCCGCCGGCTTCTCGTTTTCGGCGATCAAGACCGCCGTCACCGGATTCACCGAAATGGGCGAGTCGGTCTATCGCGGCGCCCTGCGCGCCGGCATGGGCGTCGAAGAATACCAGCGCATGAAGTACGTCGCCGAACAGGCCGGCGTCGGCGTTGAAGCGCTGGAAAACTCGGTCGGCAAGCTCAACCTGAATATCGGCAAGGCCGCCGCCGGCAAGAACCAGCCGCTCGCCCAACTGATGGCGCGCCTCGGCATCAGCACCCGCGATGCCAATGGCCAGGTGCGCGCGGGGATCGACCTGCTGCCGCAGCTCGCCGACGCCTTCAAGCGCAACGAAAACCCGGCCGTGCGCGCGCGCATGGGCATGGCACTGTTCGGCAAGTCGTGGGCTGACATGGCCCCGCTGCTGATGGAAGGCTCGGAAGGCATCACCGCCAGCCTCGAACGCATGAGCCGCCTCAAGGGCGTCATCAGCCCGGAAGACATCCGTGGCGCCAAGGATCTCGGCGACAAGTTCAAGGACTTGAACATGGTCACCAAGGGTTTCCAGATGACCATCGCCAAGGAACTGGCGCCGGTCATCAAGCCGCTGATCGACGATTTCGTCCTGTGGTCCGCCGCCAACAAGAAGCTGATCGCCGTCGAGGTCAAGGCCTTCGTCCGCGACATGATGGAAGGCCTGCGCCAGGTCGATTGGAGTGGAATCATCCGGGGAGCGCGCGATTTCGCAGCCGGCCTCGGCAAGCTGGTCGATTTCCTCGGCGGCACCAAGAACGCCCTGATCGCCCTGGCGGTCGTCATGAACCTGCAGACCATCGCCGCCTTCTTCGGCTTGATCGGAGCCGCCGGCCGCCTGATCTGGTATCTCGGTGTGATGACCGTGACGGCGATCCCCAAGGCAATCATCGCCATGGGGCTGTACACGCCCGCTACCACGGCCGCCGCCGCCGCGACAACCGGCCTCGCTACCGCCACCACCGCGGCCAACGCCGCCGCCGTCGGCTGGCTCGGAAACCTCAAGGCCGTCCTTGGCGTGCTCGGCTCGATCGCCGCCGCCGCCGCGCCGCTCGCCGTCATGTGGGGCGTCAAGAACTGGGCCGAGGACCAGTCCAACGATCAGGGCCGTGTCTCGGGAATTCAGGGATTCGCCTCGATGCTTCCCTTCAACCGGGATTCGGCAATCGAGGCCATCCGCCAGCGCAATCGCGCCGATCTGGGAGGCGAACCGACGCCGCTGGTCGGGCAGGCCGGCCGCGTCAAGGCCGATGGCAAGATCGACATCAACATCAACGGCCTGCCGCAGGGCACCCGCGTCGATCAGAAGCCGGCCGGCGACATTCCGTTAAACGTCAACGCCGGATACCGATCCGACGCGCTCGGGATGGTCTGGTAATGGCACGCCGAAAACTTTACGAAGACCTGCGCCCGGCCTCCTTCCGCGGCGTCTCCTTTCAGGTCGATGTCGCCTCTCTCTCCGCCGGCCGCCGCGTCCAGGTTCATGAATACCCGCAGCGCGACCAGCCGTGGGTCGAAGACCTTGGCCGCGCCACGCGCGAGATCAGCTTCACCGGCTTCGTCGTTGGCGAAGACTACGTCGACCAGGCAAACGCGCTGCTGGCAGCGCTCGAGGAGGAAGGCCCGGCGACGCTGATTCACCCGTGGTTCGGCGAGCTCAAGGTATCGGTCAAGGAACTGGCCCGCGTCGCTTTCGACGCCGCGCTTGGGCGCGCCGCCTTCGAGCTCGCCTTCGTCGAGGCCGGCGACCTGACCTTCCCGCAGCCGGGCAGCTCGACCGGCGCCGCCGCGCGCATCGCCGCCGGCGACCTCGAAAACGCCAGCATCGCTTCGTTCGCCGACAATTTCAGCGTCAAGGGCTTTCAGGATTTCGTCTCCAGCGCCGCCAATGGCAACCTGGCGGAAACGCTCGGCTTCGTCGGCGGCACCACCATCGGCAAAGTTCTTGGCTACGCCAACGGCCTCGCCGCCTCGATCACCGCCTGCCAGGCGCTGATCAGCGACCCGGCCTCGCTCGGTTACAAGGTGCTCGGCATGTTCGGATTGTCCGGCATCGCCACGACGTATGCCGCCTGGAAAAACATCGCCGCCGGACTGTCGGCGACCAGCCGCCACT